CATCACCACCCTGTGCGTTTGATACACTTATATCGTTTGTTTCAGGAGTTCCTGACGCAATTGCCTTTGTTTGTGGAATTACAGTAACTTCACCCTGTGGTAGTAAAATCATTTTGAATTTTTCACCATATTCCGATATTTTTTTTCCGTTTGATAAAGTAACATTCAAAAACCATTTTCTAACAGAATCATTTCTTCTTTCAGATAACTTTTGATTATAAGATTCTTCTTGTGGTGCCGAAGCAGAACCTATCATTTCCATGGTTATACTACCGTTGTTTTTTACTAAAACATCATCAATTTGTTTAATTAATTCAGTTTGAACCGTATTGAAATTTCCTTCAACTACTTGTGTGAAGAAATTAGGAATACCCGTAGACTCAAATATTTTTCCGTTTGAATTTACGTATTTTGGAGCCTTTTCATTATAAACTGTTTTTAACCCAATATATTGATTATAATACACATCAAAGTTTGATGCTGAAGTCCCTCCTTGTTTGTTTTCACCAGGTTTTGTTCCGTTAGGTCCTCCAGGAACGTCATTTTCAAAATAGAATCCTAACCCTTCATATTGAGACCAATTAAAGTCTGGTGGTGTATTTTCTGCGGTTTGATTTCCTGCCGCAGTTGAATTTGGTAATGGGTCGGCAGCCGGAGTTTGACCCTGATTGGTCACTGTTTGATCGGCCGGTATACTTTCTAATACCTGAAGTTGTTCTTCTTGTGTTAATCTTGGGTTATTTAAAATCTCTTGATAAGTATATAAATCTTTTGTTGGTATAGTGTTAAACTTCGCAGCCAACTCATATAAGTCATATTTCACACAACCAGCGTAAAATGAATCGACAATACTTTGAATTCTTTCTTTTTGAACCCCTTGTAGTTGTTTTTCTATTATTGTATTCATCGCGGAAGGGTGGTCAACAATAATTGTAAAACCTATTGATCCTGATCTTGATGAATTTTTATAAGTATAAATTGGTTCAGGTCTTCCTAAAAAATCTGTAGAATTAAAAGTAACCGCTGGGCTATCAGTATAAGTTAAATTATAAGGTGGAAACCACATAATTCTACCACCGTTTGGTCCTTTTTCACAAACAGGTAATTCATCATAAGTAAATCCTGGTCTGTCAGATGTTCTCCATGCCAAGTTTTCAATCGACAACATGTATTTTTTCACTCGACCATCAACAATATTTGTGGATCCAGGATTTCTAATTGGAGCAATATTCAAATTATATGTATTATCAAATACTGAATATTCCATTCTTCTACCTGAAGTTGTAATCCCGTCTGTTTTTTGAAGGTCGTTATATGTATAATACGGTGTATCTTTTTGGAATACTCTACAATATTCGATTCCGGCTTCTGTCCCATCTGTTTGGTTTACATATGATAATACCCTTGAACCTTTTGTTAATTCTTTATAACCATCATTAAACACTTTGGAAACTTGGTTAATAGCATTTCCAACATGTTTTAAACGTGCCTGACCTTGGACTAAATCTCCAGAATTAACTAATTGTTGTGTTTGATCTAAAATTGATCCCGGTTTAAAATCAATATCGGTTGATTGATATTGTAGGTAGTCAGCAGATATTTGATTAAAGTCGTCATCTAAAGAACCTGAACCACCACCAGGTGTTGCTTTAAATCCGGCATTAGGTTTGTATTTTGGTGATGTCCATACAAGTTGTCCTGATGTTCCTCCACCATCTGAATAAGATTTTCCCGCTAAACCAAATTTTATTTGTTCAATATTACCTTCATACAACACACCCAACTCTTGTGGACCATAAACTATGGTTGCTTGTTGTTCTCCAAAATCATTAACAGGAACTTGATTTGGTGGAGAATCAATTAAACTTGGTTCAGCATTAGGACTACCAACATAGTAAGTTCCTGATGCTGGCGAATCTTGATCAACGATTGCGTTTGCAATTGCAGACAATCCTTGAACTAAACCTATATTATATGATGGTCTATATTGGTTGTAATTTAAAGTTGCAAATAATACAGATCTCGTTCCATTACCCGTGTTTGCAACAAATATTTCGGATGGGTTTCTAGTTTTATTTAAAATTGGTGATAATAAACCACCTGTTAAATTATTAATTGTATTAACCGCATTACTAGTTTGTTGTGGATTTGTGTATGGTGTATTTTCATCAAAATAATCGCCAGGAATAAATGATACAGGAAAATAAGTTCCTGTTAATCTATTAGCCAAACTAACGGCAGCTAATGCGGGATTTTCAGGAACAGTAATTCTCCAATCTCTAATAAAGAACGGTTGTTGACCTGTTGCCAATAAACTAGCAGAGAATGGATCCGTTATAGTGTCTAAATTAATTGATCCAATAGTTGCTTGATTAATTTCTTGAGCAACTCTTTCGTTAAATGCAAACTTTAATTGTGTTGCTCCAATTTGAGCCAAATAACTATCTTGTGATAATAAACCATTTGAACCATTCGGGTCGTCTTGGAATACAATATTAAATGTTGGGTATGATGAAAAATTAAAATACCCTGGATCCCAATACGGTTGATATATTCCTTGAACTGATGATAAGTCAGTTATAATTACTAAATCTTTAAACCCACCTGCAGGTCCCCATTTATTTGTTATATAAGCAGACTCTATATAAAATTCATTAACAACATCTAAAATTGTTCCACTATTAGGATAATATGGTCCTTGATTTGGGTTTAATACAGGTGTCACATTCACACCTATTGGACCTGTAAATCCACCTTCAGGTCCATACTCGTTTAAAGGATATAAATCGTTTGCAAATAAATTTGTTGATACAAAATTATTCGGTGAATCAACAACATTATAAACACTTAAATTAGTTTCATAATTTACTGGGTTCTCAGGTGAAGTATATGCACCGGGAACGTTGTATGGTGGTAAATTTCTTACCAACAACTGTTTTCTAAATAATTCCGAATTACCAAACGATAAAAAACTTTCAGACATAGTTTTTTTATTATAAATAGATAATAGTCTATTTTTTTAGAAATTGTAATTTACTAAGGTTTCTTTGGTCCTACCTCGGCTGAAGGTAAATTGGCACCACCAAAAATCTCTTTGAATGTATTTAACCAAGTGGGGTCATTTAATTTTTGATTCCATATAGTGTCCCAATTAGCTTCTGTTAAGTTTTGGGTATTTTCATTTCCTTCAACTTTAAATGTGCTATTAATACTCATATCCACTTTTGATTTAGTTTCTTTCGGTGTTTCATATGCCTTTTTGAAATTTTCTCCAATATTTTTTATAGTTTCTTCAAAATATTTTTGTTGATTGGCCATTACTTTTTCTTCTAAAGCAACCAAGTTTGTTCCAAATTCTTCTTTGGCCTTGATTTGTGCCTTATCATCACCTTTTAAACCTGAAACTACATAATCTTCCATTTTTTGTGTTAAGGAACTTACGTCTGCCCTAACCCCTTCAGTTTTTGTTCTAGAAGCATAATCTCTTGAAATAGTTTGTTGAACTCCCATCATGGATTCATATAATCTTTCCATAGGCGCAGATGTAGCTCTTCCGAGTGCCGATGCGGTTCTAACACCATTAATTCCAGCATTAATTTGTTTTTGAACATCTAGTTGTTCTACCGCCAACTGTTCAATACTTTTTCCTTGTTCTTCTTGTGAAGTTTTAAGTTTTTCTATATCTTCAGGTGTTAATTGGTCTACTTGTTTTAAAACAACTTCACCCGTTTTTTGATCTTTTATATTAATTGTTGCAACACCATCTTTCATTTGTGCCATTGATGCAATTAACTCTTTCGTTTCTTTACTATCTGAAGCAAAATCAGGTAATTTAAGTTGGGACATCTTTCTATCAAAATCTGCCGCTTTTATTGACATATTTGCAAATTCATCTGCATTATAACCCAACTCTAGAGCAACCTCTCTTAACCTTCTTTTTGCTCCCGGCATAATTTCCATTTTACCGGTTTCAACATTAAATTGTGTGAATTGCTTAGATAACTCAACCATTTGATTTTGAAGTTCTTGAGGGTCATTTTGTGCTAAATCCATCGCTCTTAATGGGTCTAACAATTGACTAGATGTAACACCTAATCTTTGGAGTGCTGATGACATTTCAATTGCACTTTCAGGTGATAATAATTTTTCTGCAAATGTCATTGTTTTTTCCATAGACACACCCAATCTTTCAGATTGTATTGCCATTTTTGTAATACCCTCAACTCCGTTACTAAAATTAAATAAATTTAATTGTTTTAAATTTGATGAAACAGCACCCGCAACCGCAGAAACTGCAACACCCGCCTTTTTAGCGTCATTAACAACTTCTTTCATTTCTTTACCTACGTCATAGATAGAAACACCAACATTTCTAAAATTTGTTGCCAACTCACTTACACTAACATTTGTTAACTTATTAACTGCACCCAACTCAACAATAGCATCTTTTCCAATACTTCCAACAGACCCCATCGCTTTCATTGCTTCGGTAGAATATTTGGCAGCATCTTCCAATGTAAGTCCCATCTTAACTAACTCAGGTCCTGTATCGGCAATGATTTGTTTAAATTCGGACATTCTTTCTTTACTCAATCCAAAAGCATTTTGAATTGATGTTGCTTGTTCGTCTAAAAATTTAAAGGGTTCTGAATCGTTGAAATTGAATGCTTGAGCAGCGGCTTTACCCACTTCCTTAATAACATCCATAGCCTTAAGTGGATTTATACTCCACTCAGTAACCACATCCTTCGGTAAATAATTACCTATGTCGTTTTGGGTATTTCCAGTATCTGCCATATATTTTCTTGTTAACGATAAATAGTTTTATAACTATTTTTCTTGTTTTTCTTCAATATATTTGTTTATAATATATTTTCTAATATAAGTTGGCATATTCATAAACTCAGAATATTGTGTTCTGAATATTCTAGAAAAGTAATAAAATTCGTCTAAGATTGTTTTTTTATAGTGATAAGAAAGGCCGAAAAAATTCCACCCCAAAAGCAATGTCAACCATTACTCTTTCTCCTGACGGGGCTATAACTTCTTTTCTTAAATCTAATTTAGGTTCGTTTTCCATAGAAAAACGACGAATGAATTTTGAGTCAGCGATTGGCATACTCTCAATAAAAGTTTCTATTTCACCCCTATCTGTTTTTCCATTAACAGATACAATTTGTTTACTTAATCTCATAGTGATAACAGGTGCCGTTAAATTTACAGGATAATTTCTAATATCTCTTTCTAAATTTACTCTATCTCCTAATGTCATCATTTTAATTTCAACTTGTGATTTTGACATTGGTAAAGTTAAATTATAAACACCATTTTCATTAGGTTGTGTATTTGGTTTACTATAATTTAATTCATCTAACATTATGGATGTAGAAAAAGTTTTTTCTGTTACAGGGTCTTTAACACCTATCGTATATTCAGGACCAAAAGAAGTATTTCTTAAAAATAGAAGAATCGCCTCAACGTCACCATCTGTTAATTCTTCAGCTTTAATGTCCTTTTCATAGATTTTTCTTTGTAAGAGTGGTAAAACTATTGATTCGTTCAGTGAAACTTTTGGGTCAAAATTGGCCAATAAGTTTTCATCTTGAGCGGTTAAATAACCAACTTTAATTGATTTCTTTTTACTTTTGTAAAAAATACCTTTACTAGGTAATTGTATCACATCGTGTGGTAAATTAAAATTTGATTGTTCTAATTCGTAGTTTTCCATAATATTTTTAATTAAAAAATAAAAAAAAACCTCCACTAGTAAATAGTGAAGGTTATTATGATTTTATTATTTAATTTTTAGTAAACCAAAATACATCTATCAACAACTAATGATGTTGAGATTGTTGATAAACCTGGTGATCCGTAATTTAAAGCCCCACCATCATAACCACTTAAAAAAGCCCCTTGAAGAATCCATTTTTCGATTACCACTCCTGTTGGGTCTAACATCTCAAGGTCAACATTTTTTTTGTAACCCGCAGCATATCCCATACGTCCTGTTACAGACTCAGCACATAGACGAATCCATTCCATAATTGCTTGAGTTGCTGATGGACCGATTGGATCTAAAAACGTAACACTGATAGGTTCCCACTTAAAATCAGTTGCAACGTTTGTGTTTGTGTTCAAAAACTTAATAGGTGTGTTATTAACAGTCATTTTTGGTCTAGCAGTTGTTTGAACAAACCATTCGTTAATTCCTAACGAAGAAGGAAATCTTAATATCCACCTATGATTTTGTTTTGGCTCATAGGGTATGGGCATTTTCATTAATAAATCAGCCATGTCTTATTTTTTTTGTTTTTTTTATTTTGTTTATTATAAATATATCCTATTTAAAAATTTTTCTATTTACTTTGATCTTTTATAAAATAAATTACTAACTAGACCAGACCAGTTACTCATATGAAGTTTTACCTTGTTTACTAGTATGATATATTTTTAATTCATCTTCGTCATCAAAATATTTTCTCATTGTTTGAACATTTCTTAAATCATCGTCTGAAAAACCTACATAAGGAATAAAATAATTGCTTATCTTGTTTTTCATAAATGCCTTTTCTTGAAGTTGTTTTGATAAGTTTTGAACATAAGTCATAAATTCTTTCATCGCCAAAACTTTTAATTCTTCAGGGTTCGCAGCTGAACCTTCACCAAAACTAACGGGGTGAAAACGACACATTTCTAAATAAGACCTTATAAGTTCGTCGTCGGATAAATCGTCCTCATCAGCTAAATCTCTGTATTTTCTTAAATTTTTAACAATTGTTTCTTTATTTAAACCGTGTTTATTATTTTTAATCAAATTATAAACCGCCTGTTTTAATATTGAAGGGGTGTGTCCTCGTGCGGTTATGATTGCAAATATTGATCCATTATTAACGGCCTCAACAAAGTCGTCCCATGCCGGTCCTGTTTCAGCGGTCATTGCATCTTTTAAAAACTTTTTATCACCGGTAACTCTGAAGTCTCTAAACGCATCTTCATCAAAACCTACTATGGTGTGTCCTTCATATTCGAAAGGTTCTTGTCCAATTTCTGTTCGGTATTCAGCAAAATCTTCCGTAGACATACCAACACTATTACCTCTATCATCTTTAAGATAAATTTGAGTTGGCATATACATTAAGTTGTCATCCCAATCAAACGCATAATATTTCATTGTCGGTTTAAGTTGTTCAGAAAATATTTCAGAAATTATTTCTCTAACTAATTTTTTGTGATCCATACTAATAAATATTAGATAAATAAAAAAAGGGAGATAATTAAACCTCCCTTTTCTTTTTATAAACCAAGTTTAAATATTTTCAAACGAAGCTCCCGTTGGTGTGATATAGAAAGTAATATCTATAAATTCAAGGGCTCTTGTAGGTTTGATGTAAATTTTACCTGTCATTTGATTTCTATCTAAATCTTCAGGGTCAGAAGAAACTGTAACTCTAAAGTCATATAAACCACGGTCTCTTCTAATTGAGTCAAGAATCGGGTTAACAGCGTTTAGGAAGTCTTGTCTAACCTGTGCGTCATTTTGTTCGAACAACAATCTAACAGATACTGCTGAAATCAATTTACGAGCTTGTAGTAACAATCTTCTTACGTTGATTCTGTCAAGAGCAGATTCTCTTACTTGTAGAGTTTTATTACCCCAAATTACAGTTCCTACATCTGAGAAGGTTGCAATTGGGTTAATTCTACCTACGTAAAGGATGTCTCTGTCTTCTTGAGTCAACTTCTTACGAGCTTTAATACAGTTAACAATACCACGAGTGTAACCCGCCGCTGCGAACCAAGGGAATGCGATGTTATCTGTCAACGCTAAGTTTCTTGTAACCTCAGCTGTCGGTGGAATATAGATTTGTGTGTTGTTCACACTATCTCTTGTTAATACCCACGGATAGTAAGTTGCGGTATAGTTAGAGTCAATTCCTGTATCTTCTAAGTTATTTACTGCTTCAGTTGGGTAGATAAACAAATCAATTCCACTTGAAGATGGTGTAAATAAATCAATATCAGGTGTTGTACAAACATATAATGAGTCAGCTCTATTGAATTCGATCATCTCAACCGCAGCCTCCACTAAGTTACTATTATTAACATAATCAATACCCGGTGTAACAAATACGTTAATATTTGTCGCTTCAGGGTTTGCAAATGTTTGTTGACCTAATAGATATGCGTAGTAGTCAGTATTTGCAAAGTTTTGAGTTCCGTCACCTAAAGAAATTTCTTTAAATGCTCCCCAACCTGTTGCTTGTGGGTATCTTGTTGAAGGACAAGCTCCGTTTAAGTATCCACGTCTACCAATTTGGAATTCATCACCGATGGTTCTGTATTCTCTATAAATGTCCCATCCGTCAAATCCACCTTGAACTAATAAAGTAAATTTACGAGCGAACAATCTATAGTAAGCGTTTGTTGGTAATTCAGGTTCTGTAATAAATGGTGAATTACCACAGATAAATCTTTGGTCACCGGCCGTTGAGAACTCAGGTCCGATTGTTAAACCACTTGCATTTACATCCATGTGGAAACCAGCAGATCTGTAATTGAATGGTAATCCATCTATATCACAAGAATTTACAGGATTTCTTTTCCCGATGTATTCAAAATATGCAGGGTCCCATCCGTAAGAGTTAGAAATACCCAAATAAGTTCTTCTAACATTATCTCCCGGACTAACTAATGCGTCGTCATTACCTGTTGATAAACCAAATGGTGGGTTATAAATAACTTCACCAGGGAAATCGTATTTACCTTTAATAATTGGGAAAGGTGAATTAGCACCTGCATAATTTCTAAAGTTGAATCCGTTAAATCCACAAGGAAGTGCGTCAATCGGAGCGTCTTCAGACATCTCAACCATAACATATTTAGAATTCAATAAGTATTCACCATCTAATGTTCCGATTTTATTTCCAATATAGTTGTTTTGTCCTGGATCCATTGTACAGTTTGTAAATTTCTCAATTACAACAGGATTTGCATCTGTATCAAAATAATCACGAATTAATACGTCAAATGTTAAATTATTATAAGTTTGATTTACAATTGAAATTTTTATTAACGTATTAGCTCCGTCACCGTCAGAAATTGTATAGAATCTAAATAAGTCATAAACTTTATTACCTCTTAATTCTGAAACAACAAATGGTGATGATGGTGTTTGCCATCTATCTAAATACCAACCAATTGAGTTTGGATCACCACTTTGAGCCGATTCAA